CCTTGGACCAGACGTCACCGGGGGTCTTTATAGCTGGGTTCCCACACCAGCTTCCGCACCGTTAACCTACCACGCCGGTACCTCGGGGTCATCCTAGCCTAGACAACCAGCGGTTCGTGCACAATGTACAAACACTCCCCCTCTCTAAACAGCCGGGTGAGCGGTTACTTGCGAAAGCCACACCATTCGCCAGTGGGTGTGACGGGGCCATGGGCTAAGGTTTTGCCCCACCATATCGCTGACCCTTCACAAGCACGCTCCCGCAACCACAACCCCATACCATCCGGACCATCCCAAGCCACCTGGTGTTCATGCCTGCCCCTCATCAGCAGTTAGCTGCAGGGAGGGCACGCCGTAAATGCCACGCGCAAAGGTCGATGCGGGATGCCAGGGAGCAATAGAAGGCCTGTTCCCTGGTAGCTGGACCACATCGTCCGGTGCAACAACACGGGCGAGCAGGCCCTCCAACCGGACCTGCTCGTCCACGGAAACCCCAAACGCGCGCATAAACGAGAGACGTGCCTCCATGGTGATGGGAGGCATTGCCAGGATGGACCCGACCTCGCGTGCATCTACATGCCAGCGGTACTCCTCGAGCGCCCGCTTAAGGGCACGAGCACGAGGAGGTCCACCGGCAGCTCTGTAAAGGCCTTCGAGATAGGCTGACAGTACTGGCACGCCACGCGCGAGACTACCCTCACACATAGCCACGGCCGCTATATATGGGGCCGCGAAGCTAGCATCACGCAAATGCTTGTGACTGGAGGAAGCGTAAGAGATCACTTTCCAGGGATCCCTCACCATCCGGTACTTGTCACCACAAAACACCGGCGCCGACTGTCCAAACCTAACCGCCTCGAGCACATCAACCGGTCTCTCAAGCACAAACTCCTGGCCCGTGAGCTGCGGAGAAAGCTCGAAAGCCTTCCTCGCTTGCAGCGCGAACGACTTTTCCACGAAGACAAGGGCATTGTCACCATCAGCGAGGGTATCCCAGCGCTTCGCGCCACTGGCCTGCATGATGGCATGGACACATGATAAAACAATCAACGTGTTGCCCATCCCCGTGTTGAAATCACCCGACGCACGGCCACCCGATCTAGAAAACCGGATGGGACCCACGCGCCCCTTGAGCTGCAACTGGCAAGACAGAGCAGAGGCCAACAAAGGGTCCCCCTCATACGCAGTCAGATAAACTGACTGCTCCAGTTGCAGGTGCCTTTCGAGAAGATGTGCCTCGAAGGCGGCCCCGTCAACCTCGAACACGATACAAGAGGAAAATTGTGACATCTTCCTCTGTATCAGTTCCGCACGCTCGGTCGGGTTCAACCCCTTGGCGGACACACGAGAAGGAGACACACCCCTTTGAGCTACACCCGTTAGCCGGGGCCATAACCAATGCTCAAAGGGCTTAAGCCAGGAAGCCAAGTGAAGGTTATAGCGAGGCGACCGCGGAAAAATCAACCGCGGTTTCATAAGCTTAACCTCCCCATCGAACTTCTCCGCCTTAAGGAAGGCATCGAGTCTCATGTCCCGACGGGTGACCGGACCGTCGTCATGAAGGGACCTCAATGCCTCCGTGTATCTCCTCCCCAAACCACCAGAATAACTGGCAGCTGTCCTCTCAATTGTCCACCTCTTGCCACCGACTTGTCGATACAACCGGGCTAACCGCTTGAAACGACGGAAAGCGACATCAAGACATGCCATCTTCCCATCGGTCGGCGCAGGCGTGGATCCCAACTGCCTCTTCAGCAGCGAGGCGAGGACATTGTGCCCGCAGACACTATGCACCGCGGGTACCCAAGTACCCTCGATCGGCGCAGGACACCAGGTGTCCATTCTCCTGGTCCCCGTCCCTAGAGGACCCAACTCGCACTCGTCGAACCTGAGCGTCGCGTCCGAGCGGAGGTCGCGCACCAAACTACGCCACCAGTCTCCGCAACAGACACCCTCGACAGCGAGCTGGGTCCCCTACGTGGAGACCTTTTTCCACCAACCAGGGGTTTTCGGCACCTTTGGTAGCGTGCCACTACCAAAGAACCCCCCGGTTATCCTATCCCAACGGTTCCTCACCTCCGACTCAACCCTGCCGTCTAGCACACCCTCGGAGGCCACCTCTGGGATAGAGGGGAGCGAGGCGAGTGCGACTGAAAGAGGTAGCACCAAAGCCACCTCTACGGGCATGAGTCTCCGGGAGTGGCACCACTCAAGCCCCGCGAGTTTCAAAGACGGGACGAGTGATGCATCACGAGCCCGGAAGACGGCTCGGGAAGAGAGGTGGAAGACGAGCTCTGGGCAGACGTCAAGAGACGTCCCGTCAAGCCAGAGGGACAACACGCGAGTATCCGTCGTGTCCTCGCCTTCCGCGGGTGGTCGCACTTTGGCGGTTCTGGAACCAAGAACCTTCGCACCGCCCTGGAACAGTCTGGCCAATGGGGCGGTGAGCGGGGCCGAGCTCGCGGTGAGGGCTGGTGTCCACCGACCCGCGAGATAAGCACCCAAAACACCATGAGGGAGTCCCAAAAGCTCCCTCAACCCATTGACCTTCCTGCTCCGAGGCCGGAGCCGGGTACCTAACCAGGTACCTAGGGCGCTTTCCTTACGCCCTGATTTCAACCCCAGTGCCTTGCCAAGGGCATCGGGGGCGGTTCCGGCAGGGACAACTTGAGAGCCGGTAACCTCTTCCAGAGAACTGGAAGGCACTAGTGGTTGAGGGGAGGGCGGGAAAAAGGCCCTCTTGAAGACCGCGGGCATGAGCGGGCCTTCCAGCCGGACCCCACAAGGGAGTTCGCTGAAACCGAGACACGCGCATGCCACAGGGCGATGTACACCGTCCTGAATGCGGACCCCAACTGGTCTAGACCGCGAGTAACACAGGCCGGTCTGGACGCCCCCACCACTCTTGACTTGACCCACCCTACGTCCTAATAGGAGGGCCTCCCGGTTCCACCCGGGAACAGCGCAACCCGTGCCAGGTTTGCGCCGCAGGACTTCCACCTGACGGACCGGGTACACACGCACCTTGGGGACGTATGGAGGCATACCCGATTGCCTGACCTTAAACAGCCAGGCCTCCAGGTCAGCAACCTCACGCTGCTGACGCTGGAACCGGATATGAGTCCGTACGCCCTCGGGGAACTTATCCGAAGACAAGCACCACCGTCGCAAGGGACGCGCGCACACATCGGTCTGGAATTCGTCCTCTATTAATGGGTCGTGGACGATGCAACCCCCTCCCAACAGCCTAGTCAAGTTGTTAGAATTGCCCTGCTAATTTACCCACTAGCTGGGCCGGTAGAGGTGCAGGGTTCAGAGTACCCATAGACTCATCAACCACTGGACCGGTGTCAAATGCGCCTTAACTCGCGACCCGGTCCCACCCGTGCCAGGCACACAGGTTAACAACCCCGGCGCTCATATGCTAGCGCTCCGCATCGGTAAAGAAAAGGAGAAAGGGCTCTCCGGGACCATCAAGGCGCCCTATTCGCGTCGTCAGTGGTCTTCCCCACCGCCAGGATTCTACCCCGGAATTCCAATCCGGCATCACAGGGGCGCGGTTGCGCTTGGTTTCGATATGTGGAAGACGGAGCCAGGTTGGTCTCAGTCGTGCTCTAGAGATCTCACTGGCATCAGTAACCGCCACCTGCCACCTCTACGCCGCCCCAAGGGGCGTGGGGTCGCTTTAAAACCCCCAAGGTTTCTAGTGGAAGACAGGCCCTGATCAGGTCCCGGTCACAACAAAAATTTGACATCCTGAGCTACGCTCACCGGACAGGAGAGAAGGTTACCAACCTCAGCCTGCCTCACCACCACGGATGTGTTGTCATGACCGGGCCCACACTCACGTGTGGGAGCGGCGCCTACCGTCACATAATCACATATCCCCTGTTTGACCCCGAAAGGTCACACGGTCTCTCCCACACCGCATCCCGTGAAATGCGGATCACCTCGGTCCAAGTGGGCACCAACTCGGGCGGACCAACCCCGAGTGGCGGGAGGGTAAATGACGGAAAGCACGGCCCTCCTCC